CGGGTCGATCCCCGAAGGCTACACCGTCAATCACTTCTTGACGGATACGGACGCCTGGTTCCTGATGACGGATGTGCCCAACGGCCTGAAGCACTTTGTTCGTACCCCGCTGGCAACGTCCATGGACGGTGACTTCGATACGGGCAACGTGCGCTACAAGGCCCGCGAGCGTTATTCGTTCGGATGGTCTGATCCGCTTGGCGCGTTCGGTTCGCCGGGCGCTTGATAGAAAGCAGAAAGGGGGTGTCAAAACCCCCTTTTTGCTCTATCATAAGGTTATCTAGGAAACCTACTTGTACAGACTGGCCTAGCAGACTTTGTAGAGACTGTACAAGGATGTGCTACAACACGAAAGGATTGTCATGGCACAGACCACGTTCCAGGGGCCAGTGCGCTCTCTGGGGGGTATCTTCCAGCAAGGCCCCAACTCTGTAGTGCCGATTACGGCTAGTACCACTCTTAATCCTACCGAACACGGTGGCCGCATTCTGACGGTTGGTGGCACGCTTGCCTCCAATGTCGTTTTGACTCTGCCCACGATTAACACGTCGGATGACCCTTCGTCGTCCGGCCCGGGCGCCGACCCTAACACTGCTAACAATGAGGGCGTGGTGTACACCATTTGGGTGCCCACGACGATTGCTACTAGCAGCCTGAAGATTGGTACTGATGGCACGGACCGTTTCATCGGCACTCTGTTGTCGGTAGACACCGATACCTCTGGCGCGATGGTTGGGTTTACCGCGGGCGCCAGCGACGACTTCATCAACTTGAACGGCGGCACCACTGGTGGCGTGGTTGGAACGTGGGTGCAGATCGTTGCTATCGCCGCGCTGAAGTATGCAGTCACGGGCGTTGTTCTTGGTACGGGTACTGTTGCCACGCCGTTTGCAACCTCCTGATAAAGGGGCGACATCATGGCGATGCAAACTGACGTTAAGGCCAGTGTTGCCTTAACCAGCACAGGCCAGTTCACCGACCAAAACACAAACGCTCTTGGGCGGGCTCGCGTCAAAGCAATCTATATCATTCCGGGCGCATCGGCGGGCAGTGTGACGCTAAAGGATGGCGGATCGGGCGGGGCGACGGTGGTAGTGATTAACACCGTGGCCTCCGCGACACAGCCAACCTACATGCTGTTTCCGGGGCAAGGGTTGCTGTTTGAAACGAATGTCCACGGCACGATTTCAAACGTGGGTTCAGCGGTCGTTTTCTACGGGTGACGCATGCAAAACCAGAAAAGCTACAGCCTGGCAGGGCGCAAATTGTTTGTGGCCTTGCCGGCCTATGACTTCAAAGTTAGCCTCAAGCTAGCGGTATCGTTGGCCAGGCTGGCGCAAATGCTTCCCGGGCACGGGATTGAATTGAGCATAGGAAGCGTCTGTGGCTGCTCTGTAGTGTCGCGCGCGCGAAATCTGTTGGTCAAAGACTTCCTGGAAACGGATTGCACTGACCTGATGTTCATTGACGCAGACATCAACTTTGAACCAGATGATGTATTGCGGCTCATGGCGTGGTCCAGTGATGCGGAGAAGGGAATTGTTGGTGGCGTGCCTCGAACGCGCAAGACCAACAAAGTCTACATTGCGCAGCTGGACCAAGACGAAGAGGGACTCACGATGAACCGCATGGGGCTGGTGCGAGCAAAGCGCATCGCCACGGCATTCATGATGGTTCGTCGTGACGTCTTTGAGCGTCTGGTCAACGAAAACCCGCAGTGGAACTACTATGACCACAGTAGTGACCGGCACCTGAACGCGGTGTTCGACTTCCAAGTAACAGAAGAAGGCTACATGGGAGAAGACTACCTGTTCTGTGATCGAGCCAGAGCGATTGGCTATGAGATCTGGATTGACCCAACCATCAAACTGGGCCACATGGGCGTACAGGAATACGAAGGCGACTTTGGTGCCGACGTCCTGTATCCCATGGTTGTTCCGGTAGCCAAGGCGGCGTAGATGGCCAAGACCCCGGCATGGCAGCGCGCAGAAGGCAAAAGCCCCTCTGGCGGCCTCAACGCCAAGGGTCGCGCAAGCTACAACAAAGCGAACCCCGGGAAGCCGGGACTCAAAGCGCCGCAGCCCGAAGGCGGGGCGAGGAAGAAGTCATTCTGTGCCCGCATGACTGGGATGAAGAACAAGCTCACGTCCAGCAAGACGGCTAACGATCCAGATAGTCGTATCAACAAAGCTCTACGCAAGTGGAAGTGTTGACATGGAAATAATGATATGGAACGGCGTGCTGTCGTTCTTTTCGGCGCTAGCCCTGTGGATGCTGAAAACAAACTGGGATGAGTTGCAGCGCATACAGATCCTTCTCAATAGAACCCGGGAAGAGATTGCGCGAGACAACATTACCAAAGATGAGATTGACAAGATCTCTCACCATATAGATCAGCGGTTCAACAAGCTGGAACAGAAGATCGATAACCTCATGCAAAGGAATCATCATGCGTAACACCATGAACCCCATGATGCCGCCGAAGATGGTCAAAGACGCCAAGTCGGCATACGAGCAGTCGCGCACGATGTCGTACAAGCAAGGCGGCTCCGCCTCGAAGCGTGCAGATGGTTGCGCAGTTCGCGGCAAGACGCGCGGGAAAATGATGTGAAGAACAAGCTGGGCAACTTGTCTACGGGCGGAAAGTCTGTTGAACAGGGGGGCTATGGAATGCCGGCGAAAACAGCCAAGCAAAAACGGTTCATGGATGCGGCGGCGCACAGCCCGTCGTTTGCCAAGAAGGCAGGGATACCGACCAAGGTAGCCAAAGAGTTCAGTCAATCAAGCAAAGGCATGACTTTTTCAAAAGGTGGCGACATGAAAGAATCCAAGAAAATGATGGGCAAAGAAGTGGTGTTCATGAAGAAAAAGGGCGCTCCCAAGTCCATGATCAAACACGAGATGGCCGAAGCCGGCATGGAAGCGGGTGGCCGCGCCAAGGCCAAGATGATGCCGACGTCCAAGCAGATGGCCAGCATGGGCATGAAGCACGGCGGCCTCGCAGCTGGTCACAAAGCGGCTGATGGCGTTGCCAAGCGCGGCAAAACCAAGGGCATGCAAGTTGCGATGGCCAAGGGTGGCATGGCTAAGCGGTACTGCTAATCATGCGCGCCAGTCGCGGCATGGGGATCATCAGCCCCGGCAAGTTGCCCAAGAAGATGTCCAGGAGAGACAACCCGGACAGCTTTGACATGTACGCCAGCGGCGGCAAGGTAAGCAAAGTTAACGAGGCCGGCAACTACACCAAGCCCGGGATGCGCAAAGCCTTGTTCAACAAGATCAAGGCATCGGCAACTCAGGGTACAGGTGCAGGGCAGTGGTCGGCCCGTAAAGCGCAGCTGCTGGCTAAGCAATACAAGGCTCGGGGCGGGGGATATCGAGATTGAAGGCGCCGCAACAGTCGCTCAAAGACTGGGGTTCGCAAAAGTGGCGCACCAAGTCTGGCAAACGCTCATCGGATACAGGTGAGCGGTATCTGCCATCGGCGGCAATCAAGTCCCTTTCACCGCAGGAATACGCCGCCACGACGCGGGCCAAGAGAGCGGGCAAGGCAGCAGGCAAGCAGTTTGTAGCGCAACCCAAGAAGATAGCCCAGAAAACCGCAAGGTATCGGTGATGCATCTATAACACTGTTATAGATGGCTAACTACTTACGAAGGGAAAAGCGGCGCAAGCTGCCAGGAATACCGCATCATGACCACGACCGGAACGACGACCTTCAATCTGGACTTGGCAAACCTCATGGAGGAGGCGTTCGAGCGCGCGGGCGGGGAAATCCGGTCGGGTTACGACGTTCGGACGGCACGAAGAAGCCTGAACCTTCTGACAATTGAGTGGGCCAATCGGGGCATCAACCTGTGGACGATTGAGCAAGGTCAGATTCCGCTTAACCAGGCGCAGATTGCCTATCCGTATCCGCCCGATACGATTGACCTGCTTGACCATGTAGTGCGCACCCAAACCGGGATCGGCCAGACGGACATCAACATTACGCGGATCTCTGTATCAACGTATGCCACGATTCCCAACAAGAACGCGCAAGGTCGCCCCATTCAAGTGTGGATCAATCGGCAGTCCGGCTCGATTGCCAAGACCACCTACACGTTAAGCGGCAGCATTGGGATAGCGGACACGACTATTACGCTGAGCGCAGCGCCTACGGATTTCCCGGAGGTCGGGTTTGTCAACGTAG